CAAACCGTTAAAAGGTAGGTTGTATCAAAAAGGTTTCAGGACTTACCGAGAATTGCCGCCGGGATTAACGGTTACAAACAATGTGATTGACACGGCAGATGAGGGGGCAGATGCTTTATGTTCAATTTGTTATAAGCCTACGCCATCGGCTATTTACGTTACTGATGTTTACTACACTCAGGACGGAATGGAAGTAACAGAAGAACAAACAGCTTTACAATTAGTTACCAGTGGCGTAGATTTAAGCAGGATAGAAAGCAATAATGGGGGAAGATCATTCGCCAGGAACGTAGAAAGGATTGTGCGGGAAAAGTATGAGAATTATAGCATTTCATTTTTATGGTTTCATCAAACACAAAATAAGCAAGCAAGAATATTCACTAATTCGGCAGCCGTACAGAATATGTTGTATTTCCCTGAAGGATGGGAAACAAAATGGCCTAAGTTTCATAAAGCGTTGACGGGGTATATGGCAGAAGGTAAAAACAAGCACGATGATGCCCCGGACGCGGCTACAATGGTAATAGAGGCAGAAACAAATATTTTTGAGGTTGCAGTAGGGTAAGACAATAAAAGCTAAAAACAAATAACACTATGACTCAACTTCCAATAACAAAGTGCTACACCCGCAATGATGTAGAGCCAATAATAGAAATAAAAGTAGGATATATAGCAACTCAAGAAGATGACGGGTGGTGGTTAATAACTGATAAAGAAGGGCAAAAGGTTTGTCGGGTATCTGATGCTTCGGCAAAGGAATTAACGGTGGTTGAGGAAAAGTATCAAATGAAAGCGATCGAATTAAGAATAGGCAATTATGTTTCATTACCAGACGGAGATTTTGTTCCTATTGCTGATGGAGGTATTTTATTATATTCTCAGGGGAAATTCGATTGTTATCCGATTGAGATAAACGAAGAATCGTTAGGAATGTTTTCTGTACAATTAACCACAAATCAAGCAACAACAATAGTCAAGTTTGAAAACAACACATTGAATCTTCCAAAAAACAATGAATTATCCTACGACCCGGAAAGCAAACAGTTTACGTTAAACGGAATGTTTTTACCGGAATCACCAAAGTATGTTCACCAATTGCAAAACCTTATTTTTGCGCTTACGTTTATTGAACCTGTAATAACTGATTTATGAACTTAAATATTGACGGCAGCAAAGTAGATATCAGTTGGAAATCAAACATTAGCACACCTATTCGTGTGTTATTGGCTAATCAGTTAATCGAGTTCTTAAACAAAAATGAGCCCTTTTTAATCTACGAAAAGGAAAATAACGGGCTAATTGTCATACCCTCTCAGCAAGTAACCTTTGATTTAAGCACCGGAAGCCTAATTAAGCATGAAGAAAAAGATCAATTGGAATGGGTTGTTTCATGCGCATTTGTAGCCTTTGACAAAATACGGGCATTAACTGAACTCGATAAAAAGAAATTACTTGATGCCATCCAAAAGAAAAAACTAGAAAAACCTGAGAGCAAGATTATTTTGTTAAACTAACATTTTTAGCTTTCAAAAAAATATTTGCTCAATACCTTAGTATTCGTAATTTTACTCCACAGACAATTTTCTGACTTCTTACACGCCATTTATTTAAGCCTCACAAAAGACCCTTATTTAATTCATTAAAGGGCAAAATTGAACTTTCTCGACAGAGCACGTTTTTATATAGCCAGTAAAGCGGCAGGTTTTGCGAATATTACCGGGGCGAGTACAGTTATTCAAGCCGAAATACTTCGTGGTATAATTACGTGGCAAGGACAAAATTCAGTTTCATTCGTTAATGATGGGTTTTGCGGTAACGATATGGTTTACTCAGTAGTAACCGCCATTACCGACAAAGCAAAAGTTTCACCTTGGGAGGCATACAAAATAAAGGATGAGAAGCAATACAAGATGTGGAAAGGGATTATGAGCGATCCCAAATTTGTGCAGAACTGGAAAGCGGTTGAAGAAATAAAAAACAGAGCATTAGAAGTTTATACCGGTGATGACAAGTTAAATGAACTGCTTATGTATCCAAATGACGAGGATACATTTTCAGATTTTGTTGAAGGTATGGGTATTTACAAATTAATTGTAGGTAATTCATACGCACAGGCAGAATTGATAAAAGCAGGAGTGAACAAAGGCAAGCCCAATAAACTAAATGTTCTTCCGGCTCAGTATATGTCAATCGTGGCAGATGTTAACCCATACCCCGCTCAAGTAAAAGGGTATAGGCTTTATATCGGAAAATATTATTCTTATCAAAAAGAAGAAATCTGCCACGATAAATATAGGAACCTGAGAGCTGATGCAAGCGGATTGCAGTTGTATGGAATGTCACCTTTGCAGCCGGCAGCCAAACTTTTGACGAGATCAAACGCCTCAAAAGACGCTAGCGTTGCAAATCTGATAAATGGGGGCCCGGCTGCAATGGTTTCATTTGATATGGGTCAAGGTGCGCCAACGGGAGCCGCCACAACATTGGTGTCTGAAATGAAACGTAGATTTTTGGAGTTTTCAGGGCCCAATAACAAAAATAAAATAGCAATTGCCAACTATCCGGCAACAGTAAATAAAATAGGTCTTTCGAATGTGGATTTGGATATTATAAAAGGAGAAATGCACGATTTAAGGCAGTTCTGTAATATCTATCACGTTCCATCTCAGGTGTTAAACGATCCCGAGAACAAAGCCGAAGCCAACGCCAAAGAAGGACAAAAATCCCTTTGCACAAACGCCACACTACCGCTATTATACAGCCTTGAAGCAAACCTTAACCGTAAACTCGCAACCGATTGGGGTTACAAAGGAAAAGGAATTGTTATCGGCCCTGATATTTCTGGATACCAAGAGTTACAGGAAGATAAAGCAACTCAGGCAGCATGGTTGTTTAACACAGCCTTACCTATCAGAGAAAAATTAAAGATAATGGGATTAAAAATCCCTGATTATATGTCCGATGATTTACTGAATACAGTTTATGTCGGCACCTCAATGCAAGCCCTCGAACCTAGCCCCGATTTAATAGACCCATTGGATAATCCAACAAAGGATCAAGGTGAATGAAAAAGAAAAGGCAGCTTATTACAGGAATTACAAAAGTCTTTATAATAAGCTAACAAACACATTTCGTCCAAAGGTTGAAAAAGCCTTATGGGAAATGATAGATCAGTTCTTAGTTCATTACCGCATTCAACACCATGTCACGCCGGATATAATCCACTCAGCCCCACTAAAAAAAGCCCTTAAAAGACTCTGTATCGTCGGTGGTGTTTCAAACGCTACCGTAGTATGGAAGAACATTAAAAAACAAGTTTCAAAAGGTACAGGAAATCAAAACTTACGATGGTCATGGGTAATAAATGAATACTTAAAAAAGCATGGCCTAGAAAAAGTTACGATAGATATAACAAACACGCTCAAAGATCAGATTAAGTCAGCAATCATAAAAGGTCAGAAAGCGGGTTTAGGTGTGGATGAAATAGTGAGAAGCATAGAAGATAGTTCTTTTCCAAAATGGATGGCGGCGAGGATTGTTCGGACAGAATTAAATCAGGTAATGAATACCGGCGCAATGGTAGCGGCGGCAGATTCAAACATTGTTTTAAACAAGCAATGGTTAAGCACACTTGATAATCGAACAAGACGGATACCGAGAGATCAGTATGATCATCTGCACATGGATGGCACACAGGTAACATTTAGCGACAAGTTTATTGTTCCCTCAACCAAGACGGTAGATGCAATGCTTTATCCTGGGGATCCATCAGCAAGCATAGGCAACCTAGCGAATTGTAGGTGTACCGTAGTGTTTGTTCCGGCGCGCGATTCAAATGGATTGCCAATAAGAATACACCAAAATCAGCCATCAATAGACAACTCAGTTGCACAAACTGAAAAACCCGTTCACCAGGTTCCGGCAGGTTCAACGTATAGCGTTTTTCATGAACTACTAAGAACTGCAGCCGAAATAGGAGTAACGCAATTTATAGTTAATCAAATGCTGAATGAAGATTCAGATAAAAACTAAAAAAAGATGGCTGAGATTAAAGTAAAGCAAATCGAGTATAAAGACACTTCCGATGATTCAGTAATGGATGTGGATACCGAAAAACGTACCGCAAAAGTTATTTGGAGCCGTTTAGGCAACAAGGATTTGGACGAGGATATTATTTTACCGACAGCTTACACAAAAACAATCTCAGAACGTGGTCCGCTAGGCAAACAACTTATCTGGTCATTAACCGATCACAGGGCCAGTCTAAAACACGCAATTGGTAAACCAACGGAATTATATGTCGATGGCGATAAACTAGTGGCCGTAACAAAAATATTAGATACTCCATTTGGAGATGATGTTGCCAAAATGTACAATGCCGGGTTAATTAATCAGCACTCAGTAGGATTTTCTACTATTCAATCAGAATACAATACAGAAACAGAAGTAAGAACATTAAAAGAATTAATGCTTTATGAGGGTTCAGCCGTGTTATGGGGTGCTAATCCTGAAACACAAACAATTGAAATGATGAAAGGCTTGTCTTTTCAGGATCAAAAAAGCAGCCTAAATAAGCGCCTAGAACTTCTTTTAAAGGGGTTTAAACACGGGACTTACACAGATGAAACTTTTTCTCTAATCGAAATTGAAATAAAGCAAATACAACAACTCATAGACCAAATAACCACTCCACCCGCTTCAAAAGAAGCAGTGAAGCCGGAAGTTCCAAAGAGCCTGTTTGATGCATTCGAAAGTTTAAACAACTCTCTCACAATTAAAAATTAAAAAAAATGGAACTGGAATTAATAGAAAAACAGGTAAAGCAAATTGGCGAAAACCTGAATACGTTCAAATCGTCTATTGACGAAATGGCAAAAAAAAGCGGAGTTGATGCTGCAGAAGCTCACCGCATTGCCAATGAAGTAAAATCTAAGATTGATAGCATGACATTTGCTACTCCGGAAGATTTGAAGGCATTTGGAACTGAAATGCAAAAACAATTTGATGAATTGGCCGCTATTTCAAAAAAAGCAGATGCAAACCGTCCTGAAACAAAAGGATTGGACTATGCTATCGAAGAAAGTCTGAAAGACTTGTTCCCTAATCGTGGCGAAAAAGGTGTACCAGGTCAATCTGATCTGTACAAAAAAATGAAGTCCCAAAACGATAAATTCCGCATTGAATTGCCTGAGTTAAAAACTATGACTTTGGCAGCTTCGTTAACCGGTAGCCCACAGGCTTCTTATGCAACCAATCAGGGTATTCAGCCTGCGCAGTTGGTAAATCTGCGTGACCTGATCCCAACAATGAATACCGAAACCGGATTATATGTTTACTACCGTGAACCTAACCTTGCAACGAATAACATTGCTGTACAGTCTGAAGGTTCTGTAAAAGGTGAAAACTCATACTCTTTGAGCGAGGTGCGTGTTGTTCAAAACTACGTATCAGGTTTCAGCCGTTTCTCTAAGCAGATGATGAACTCATTGCCTTGGTTAACTCAGGTGCTCCCAAGAATGTTAATGCGTGATTTCTACAAAGAAGAAAACGGATTGTTCTACAATGAAGTAATTCAGGCCGCAACCGGTTCAACAACCACAAGCGAAACTGATAAAGTTAAGAAGTTCATCGATTATGTTGCGAACCAACGTACCGCCAACTTCAACCCTTCATTTGCAATCGTTTCTCCGGCTGACCGTGCTGCATTGGTTAAATCAACTTACACTAACGGTTACTACCCAGGAGCCGGTACCGTATTGTTCAACGGTTCTACTTTGACCATTGACGATACACCTGTGGTTGCTGCTTCATGGGCAACTGCCGGTAAAGTGTTAATCGTTGATAACACCTTCCTTGAAAGAGTACAGGTTTCTGGTTTGGCAATTGAATTGTCCTATGAAGATAGCGACAACTTCCAAAAAAACTTGGTTACTGCACGTGTTGAGTGCCAGGAAGAAATTGTTCTGATGTTAGCTAACTCAGCAATCTACGCCACTTTATAAAAACTAATGGGGAGGGGTTAAAATCCCTCTCCATTATTAAAATAAGCCATGAATATACTTTGCCACGTAGAGAACTATCCACCTTATCAAAATTCAGGAGCGGAAACATATCTACACTCGATAAATAAATTTTTGGTTTCGCGCGGGCATACGGTTAATGTGATGATGATGAAAAGGCCTTGGGCTGCAACATATACCCACGATGGAGTGAATGTATTTCCGATTGATGGTCATTATGGAAGTCGAATAGTGGATAGCGATATAGTTATAACGCATTTAGACGCAACATTCGACACGTGGAAAATGGTTAAGCGAAAACCAATTCTATGGATATGTCATTCGGGGTTTGATTTCCCAACGGTACGAACCCATAGAGAGATAAATGTTCTTTATAACAGTCATACAATAGTGGAGATGGCAAGATATCCAAATCCACATTACGTATTGACACCGCCGGTTGATATTGATTATTTCAATGTCTGTCAAAAGCCCGAAAAGAATGAGTTTATAACACTTGTAAATATGAACGATTCAAAAGGAGGTGGGATTTTTTGGAGGATAGCAGAAATGATGCCCGATAAAAAATTTTTAGGCGTAAAAGGTTCATACGGCAATCAATTAATAGGAGCGGCAAGCAATGTGACTGTGATAGAGAATACTTCGGATATGCGGGAAGTGTATAGCAAGACAAGGATTTTACTTATGCCATCGAGATATGAAAGTTACGGTATGGTAGGATTGGAAGGTATGGCAAACGGAATCCCGGTTATTGCGCATGATGGTAAAGAAGTGTTTGGATTAAAAGAGAACTTGGGATATGCGGGCATATTTATAAATCGGGATCAACCAGAAAAATGGGTCGAAATGATACGCAAACTCGATAACAAAGTGGAGTATGGCAAAGTAAGCAAACTGAGTCGAAAAAGGGCTGAAGAACAACGTGCAGAAGGTAAACTCGAAATGTTCGAAGAGCATTTACACGTATTGGCGGGTAAGCAAAAACAAACTCACGTTTCAAAGCAAGAATATGCT